TCTCCTTATGCTACACAGCTCGGCGAAGCACTGGCAATCTCAATGGATGCTTCTATTCTCGCAGAGGTTGCTAAGGAAGCCCTGAACACTACGGAAAACGTTGCTGGTCTTGGTAAAGGCGGAGTCGTTGAAAAGAAACTCGCAACTGGTTCCACACTTGGAATTAACAAAGAAACAGGTATTGCTGTCCGTGATATTCTGCTTGAAGTAAAGGCGAAAATGGCGCAGAATTATGTACCGCAGGGTGATCGTTATTGCTTTGTCACTCCTGAAATCCACGCCGCACTAGCAACGAACCTTGATTTCTTGAACAGCAATTATGGCGCCGCCGCTACGCTGACTAATTCCAATATCATCAGCATGGATGGTTTCCAAATTATTGAGTGTCCTCATCTGACACAGGGTGGTGATGACCCGACTAATACTATCCAAGGGGATGGTCATGCCTTCCCGTCGGCATATGCCAGCAAGTCCCCACTTTTGATTTGTCACAAATCTTCTGTTGGTGTCTTGTCCTTGAAAGACATCAGCTTTGAAACAGCTCGTCGTGCTGAATATCAGGCAGACCAGTTAATCGCTAAATACGCTATTGGTATTGGTGGTTTGCGTCCGGAATCCACCTTTATGGGTGTTATTAGCAATCCTGCTTAGTAGGTAATGTTTAGGGGAGTGTAACGCTCCCCTTTTATTCTTTTTAAAGGGAGTGAAAAGATGCTATTTGTATCTACAGAGTTAGACGCAATCAATCTGATTCTTTCAAGCATTGGGGAAGCTCCTGTTAATAGTCTGACAGAGAGTGAATCTATTGATGTTGATAATGCACGAAGTCTACTTGATACGGTATCTCGAAATATTCAGCGTCAAGGTTGGCAGTTCAACACCTTGACCAATGTAACTGTTATGCCAGACACCAACAGCAAAAAGATTAGATATAATCCCTCATGGATAAAGATTACAGCGACGAATGGTGCAGTTTATGTAAAACGTGGGGGTTTTCTATATAACCTTACAGAAAAAACAGACACCTTCAATGAAGCTGTACAACTTACTATCATTGAAGCTGTTGACTTTGAGGACTTGCCTGATGAGTTCAAAACATTCATCACAGCAGAAGCGGCTATTTTCTTTCAGGAACGTTATCTTGGTGACGAAAATGTATCACAGGAATTACGTATTGAAGAATCAAGAGCTTATGCGGATATTGTACAGTATTGTATAGACACAGGTTCCAACATGTTTCAGACCACAGGGATGCAGAGTGCATTGGAAAGGAGATAAGACACCATGCTTTACTCACAGAGTATCAAAAACTTTGTACAGGGTGTGTCTCAGCAACCACCACTATTACGGTTCCCTGAACAGCTTGAGGAGCAGATTAACGGTTTCTCGACAGAGGTTTCAGGGTTACAGAAACGTATCCCTACAGTCCATCTAAAGACACTCACAGGATTGAACCTTACTAAAGGAAGTAAACCTCTTGTTCATTTCATTGACAGGGATAGGCAACAGAAATACATGGTTGTCTTTGCAAATAACACTGTCAAGATTTATGACATGAAGGGCAACGAAAAGACTGTAAAGATTGAAGATGGTGCTTATTTAGCTACCAACACTCCTCGTGATAACTTACGAGTTATGACGGTAGCTGATTATACTTTTGTATTGAACAATACAAAAACAGTGAAGTTGTCCAGCAAGAAGTCTCCTGATTATTTTAATAATCAAGGTAGTATGCTTTATGTTCGTCAAGGGCAGTATGGCCGTACCTATCAGGTTTGGATTGATGGTGTGTCTAAATGCACATGGACAAGTCCGAATGGGGATGCCGCTGAGCAGACGAAGCAGATAGACACCAACTATATTGCAGACCGCATCAATGAACAACTAAATAATAGTGGGGTGTCTACAGAACATCATGATAATTGGATTCGTATTTGGGGTGGTGGTCTTGTACAGACAGCTGACGGGTTCAATCATCAGTCTCTTATTAACTTCAAAAAGTCGATTCAGCGTTTCAGCTTGCTTCCTGCTACGGCTCCTGATAACTATTGTGTCAAAGTAAAAGGCGATCCGAATGGGGCAAGTGAAGGTAGTTATTACGTAAAGTATTCCAAAGACAGTAATGTATGGGAAGAATGTGCTTGTCCAAATATCAATATTGAGTTTGATAAGGCAACCATGCCTCATGCCATCATCCATAATGCAGATGACACTTTCACCTTTAAGGCTCTTGATTGGGATGAACGAAAAGTTGGTGATGATGATAGTAACCCTGCTCCATCTTTTGTAAATCATACCTTGTCCAGTATCTTCTTTTATCGCAATCGCTTAGGTGTTTCTTCTCGTGAAAATATCATCATGTCTGAATCAGGGGAATACTTTAATTGGTGGATGACAACAGCCAATGACCTGTTAGACACAGATGGGATTGATGTCCCGATTACATCCACAAAAGCAAACCTGATTAATTATTGTGTTGTCTTTTCCGAAGACCTTTACGCTTTCTCGAATGACACACAATTTATTATCCGTGCTGATTCCACCTTGACACCGAAAACAGCGTCCCCAACAGAAATTACGCAATTCAATAGTTCTCCTGACTGTCAACCAAAGGTAGCAGGGAAGAACTTATATTTCCCTTCTGAACATGGCGATTTCTCTACGATACGGGAATACTATACGGTTCAGGATATTTCACAGATGAAAAATGCACAGGACATTACATCTCACATCCCAAACTATATTGAAGCAGGTGTATATGATATTATTACCTCTACGGCTGAAAATGTGCTGTTCTGTCTGACAAACAAGGCGACAGACACCGTTTACCTCTATAAGTATCTATTTGCTAATGAAGAACGTATTCAGTCCTCATGGTCTAAATGGGTGTTTGATGGTGAGATTTATGGTGCAGGATTCATTGGTAGTTACTTGTACTTGCTTATACGCAGAGGGACACAGATTACCATGGAGCAAATGGACTTCTCTGTAAATATCAAAGAGTTTGATGATACCGAAGTTTACCGTGTCTATCTCGACCAGAAGAAAGTGATGGATAATGGTGTTTATGATGATGTATATGAAAGAACAAAGTTTGACCTCAAGGCACTTTATGCCTATACAGACACTACACCATTACAGCACCTTTGTGTCGTTACTCATGATGGTGTCTTGCACGAAAATCTGAAAGCAGATGACGAAGGCTGTATCTATCTTGAGGGTAACTTTGCAGGAAAGAAATTGGTAGTAGGGGAACCTTATTTGTTTAAGGCTGTCTTCACCACATTCTATCTTAAAAAGAATGACAATGGAAACATTAGTTCCTATGCAGAAGGCAGGACACAAATCAAGAACATCCATATCAATTACGATCATACAGGTTTCTTGGCTTGCAGGGTGTCTTACCTTGGGGGCAAAGAGTATATGTATCGGATGACTAGTAAGATTCTTGGTACATCTTCCGCTCGCTTGGGGAAGAAGCAGAATGAAACAGGAAAGTTTGATGTTCCTATTCATGCTAAGAATGAATCCGTTACGATTGCAGTAGAATCAGACATGCCAGTTCCCATCTCTATTGTAGGGCTGAATTGGGATTGTCTTTATACAACACGAACAAAGGGGGTATAGCGAATGTGTACCGTAGCACTTAGTTATGGTATTTCAGCTCTTAGCTCCTTGTCTAAGCAGAAAGCACGGAGAGCTGAAATTCAAAATCAGATTGATGCCAACAATCAGACCGCAAGGGGATTGCTCCAGTCTATGAACTATACCTTTCAAAACTATGAAACACAGCGTAGGGCCGCTTTCGCCGCTCAGATTGATGCAATGACGAAAGATAGGATGAACGCTCATAGACAGGAAGCGTCCGTTAAAGCCGCTGTCAATGAAGAATTGGCAGGGGGTGGCAGAACAGCTAACTTGATTAATCGTAGTGTTCGCGCAGATGAATCACGTGTTGCTTCTCAGTCTCAGGCTAATTATCAAAATAAAATGAATGAGATTGACCTTAATAAGGAAGCGGCACTTATCTCTACACGTAATGCTATCAATAGTATTCCGTCGGTTGAGACACCCTCTTATCTTACACAGGGTATGGAAATGTTTTCAGATTTCATGCAGACCTATAATACCTTACAGGGCATTAAGAGCATGAGAAAGAAAGCAGGTGTCGAAGGGGGACATGGTAAAGTACTTAATAGAAATACAGGTGACATTAGACCTGTAAATCTTGACCCTTATATTCATAGGGAAGATATTCATGATACAGGAATTGGAACACGAATTGTAGACCTCGACGAAGCGTCTGCAAAGTATGACAGTATGAATTTATTCAATCCTCAGGGCCTTTTTGCAAGCAATGCTATCAATGATTACTTTAGTGGTGACATGAGTAGTGGCTTGTCTTATGATTGGTCTAATGGGGGTATTTCAAGGAGAGGTGCGACATGGCGAAACGGATTGCTAGTGCTGTAGGAACAGAAATGCAATTTATGCCGCAACCAGACGCAACATATCAAGAGCGTTTGACAGAGGTACAGGGGGTTAGAGGTACTAACCCTTCTTCCTCGTCCGCTTCTATGTTTGCAAGTGCGGCAAATAATCTCAATAGTAGTTGGTTGTCTTTCATCACAGATCGTGAAAAGCGCATGAATGAAGAAGGGCTTACAGAAGCAAACAGACTCATTGCATCCACGACAGAGGAAGACAGACAGAAATTAAACACACTTGACATGGCTTTAACATATGGATATGGGAATAACTTAGATAACCCATATTTCATTGCTTACAGCGATAAATTACGTGGACAGGCATTAGGTGACTCAGCGAAGCTTGCCTATACGGAAGAATTTGGTGATAGTCCTGCACGTACTCCCGATGAGGAAGTGAAGCGTTATGACTCTTTTGTACAGAAGTATCGCCAGCGTTTTATTGATAAAGGATTGATTGACAATAATGTGTCTTTTGAACAGGGTTTCAATGATAAGAACATCGAAAATCAGCAAACCTTAATGAGCAATCATGTTCAGAGGGACATTGAAGATAGAATTGCAGAAACGTTTAATAACATCAAATCTGAACTAGGTGACTTGATTTATACGGCCCCTACCATGTCTAGGGAAGACCAAGTACAGAAGTTGACGGAGATTTTTAATCAGAGTCGTTTAATTGGATTAAATCCTTCACAACGACAGACACTTGTAGATAACTTCTGCAAAGAAATTATTACTACAGGTACTATTAAAGACTTTAAGAACTTTAAAGCTACTATACTTGACCAGATTCCTGTACAGACACGCTTGGATGGGACTACGCAGACCATGGGTGACTTAGTAGACACCATGGAATTAGACACCCTGAATCTTGCCTATCGTAAAGCCCACATGGAAAAATCAAAGATGGATTTCCTCAAAAAGTATGGAAAAGACAAAGACATGAATCGTGTCTATACCGATGCTATCAAAATGACTAATTCAGATAATCGAGATGAGCGTGACCAAGGGGAATTGCTGACAGGTATGTTTGGGCCTATTGAAAGTCTTCAAAATCAACATAAGGCCGCACAGGCTCGTATGGCTAAGGTAGGGGCTAAAGGTGTCACTACAGCCGCCAAATCACAGGCAAGCACTGCTTCGGCTAGGGAAAACATTCGGGCCTTCATGGAAGATGATAACCCCGTAAAAGATGGTTATGGTAGTTCCATTGGGAAACCTTTAGTTGGTGGTAAGGCTGTTGATTCGGGTACGATTCTTAGTGCTTTTCAGGAGTACGAAAATCAGATTATCAATAGTGATGACGACGAAGACACAAAAGCACAGAAGCTTATGAAGCTCTACACCTATTCGGGTGTGAGCAACGTAAAAAACCAGTTAGTGAATAGTGTCTTACAGACTATTAACAGTGCCACAGCAGATAGTGTCGAAGCGAATGGTGTCCCTAACTCCATCATTTATCTTGTAAAAGCACGTAACATTAACCATGGTCAGTTTGCGGGTGCTTTTGGTAGTAAGGTAGATGCCGCTATAGGTGCGATTATAAACTTTTCTCATGCGTCGGGCGAAGAAGATGCAGACAATGCACTCGTTCGAGGATATGCTAACTATTGTCGTATTAAAGACACCAGCGAACAGGACAAACAGAATTACATGGCACAGATTAAAGGCATCGCCGCTGGTGGCTGGTCTATTGGTGGGATGGATAGTTGGAATAGTGAAGGGAGTACTGCTCCTGATATTTCATGGGACAACCCACAGATTGCAGAAACGGTTAAAGACAGAGCCTTGATGTTTAATCTCGCCTATCATGACCCACAAGCCGCCTTGAATGCCGCGTGTAATGACATACGGGATTCTTATGCATATTATCATGGCGCTATCTTTCCTAAAAACTGTTTTAATAGTGGGCTGTCTCCTGACACAGAGAGAGCATTTGCAATACAAGCTTTAGATACCTTATGTTATTCTTATGCGGACACATGGGGTGTTTCTGCTGAGGATGTAAACGTTGCCTATGATGAAGCTTCAAATTCTTGGTCTTTTTCTGAAA